TGCCAAACAATCTCGGTATGCCAGAAATCTGAACTGACCACGTTCGGGGGTTCATTGCCAGCAGTGAGGTGGCAGTGTTGGACGCAATATGACTTGCCCACTTGTCTAGTCTCCCAGTTACAAGATCCCTAACTCCGGTCGAGTCTAAGATGTGTTGGCGTATTTGCTTCCGAACATCCGGCCCCCACCTGTCTTCAAGCGACTGCCTTACACTTTCCTTACGCATGACACCGTCAGCAACACGCACCTGCTCTGCCATCTCGCTGATTCTAAAGCCAGTGTCAGCCGCTTCTATGAATGAAGTCAACGCAGAACTAATAACCACAGGCTGAACGCTGCCTTGAATACGCCGCTTTGTTTGACCTGAGTTTTCTAAGAAGGAACTCATGGGGCCAGCGAAAGAAGATTGCCCATCCAAGAACTGCTCTATCTTCTGGTCGGTCTTCTCTTTAACAATGCGTTTCCTCGGCCAGTATTCTTCAACTGCTTCTGGCTCGTAGCCCTTAAGCCTCATGTGCGTGGCAAACATGCCGGGCCTTACTTCTTCGTTAAGGTAGTTCTTCCAGTTGTCCCCGAGCTTCTTTATGTTGTCGGGAACCATGCTCACAATGTCAGCAATCTGGTCAATGGTAACCTCATTGAAATCATTCATGCCCGTTTCTCTACCAAGCGAGAGCGGAGCACCGTTGATCACATCAACATACGTGGACGGATCCAACAAGTAAATGTGAAGCGCCTCGCCCATAGTCAACTCGGTGTATGCGGCGTCACCATTCTTGTCTTTGCCAAGTTCAACGCGAGCCACGTTGCCATCTTGGTCAAGCAACATATCCAGCATGTTACTACCATGAGTACCATGCAATCGGATAGCCATATCTTGCATGTCCCTGTACCCTGCATCAACCGCAAATCGGTCTAGGTCAAACAGGAAGTCACGAAGTCTATCGTTGTACTTGTTCTCAGTTTTTCTGAAGCCATCAACAAGCAGGCGATACATAATCCTGTCTCGCGCAACACTGCCAGTAATCCTCTGAACCAGACTACTCATATCAGAGTGAGCGTTAATTAACGTATCAATGATACGGGCCTTCTTGCCACCCTTCCTTTCTCGCTTTGCTCTGCCTAATTGTTCTCGCTGTTTCAAAGGATCTCTTCCATCGTTGATCTCATCAACAACTTCTTCAGCAAGAGAGTTGACAGTCTCCTTCTTCATCCCCTCTATGTTTACTTTTTGCTCACGCAGTTCTGCGTACTTGGTTCGCAAAGCGTCAACGGCTTCTTCAAGTTTCTCAGTAGCCTCAATCTGATCCCGCTCTGCCTCGTATCGGTCCTTGTCTTTGGTCTTAAACTTCCGCCGGGAACCGCGAGCCTGCCGCACACTGACAACCATCTTGTCAAGTTCTTCCCGCTCCTCGTTAGTTCCAACCGTGTCCCTGCCTCGCTTTACCTGAGCAAGTGCAGAGTCGGCGCTAACTACCGCATCCTTCCACAGCCCTTGAGTGTGCGCCTCAAGGATCTTGTCGATCAGGCTGTTTAGCCCGTCAATAGTCTTGGCTTCATTGACCTTGCCAAGAAGGCGTTGCTTAGCAACAGCAGACTTTGGCTTGCCCTTGAGCAGCACGTTGATGTACGTCTTGAGGTACTTCTTCTCTTCATTCAACTGCTCTTGTTTGTTTGCCTGCTTTACCTTCAGCCTTTCCCTAGACTTCTGCAAGGACGCAACGAATGCTGCCCGGCCTTCACGCTTGCCAGCGCTCCGTGCTTCACGGATTTCCGCTTCCCTCATCTTAACTGCTTCGGCTTGCAACTCCGGCCTCATGCCAACAAGGCTAGGAGTCTCCCTGATTTGCCGCTGACGTTCAGCCTTGCGTCTTACCCCTTTTCTTGCCGCTTCTTGACGTTCTTCTTTAGACCGCTTATCGGGTGCGGGTGCGAACGCAGGTGCTTTACCTCGTAGGATCTCCACGCTTTCAGCCATTCTTCCAGCGGCACTTCTATCTCGTACTGTGCTTGGAGCAAATCTAGGCTGTCGCTGTTGAGACGATCTATCGCCGCTCCATCTGGTCCCTTCAATTGCTCGTTCCCAAGATCCTCTGCCATCACGTTTCTCCATAACTTCAGGGATAACCCTGAGTGCGTTAGCCAAGAAGTCATTGTCCCGCACCTTCGGCGGAGCACCCAACTCGGCATAAAGTTGTTTCTCGTAGTACCAAATTATAGCCTGAATAGTTGCTGGGTCCAAGTCTTGTCCTTGGTCCTTCAACTTTTCAGAAGCACGGTTGACGACCGCATCCCATAAGTTTCTCATACCGCCAGCACCGGGAGCCTGAGAAATTTCGGTCAACGACTTCGCAATCGCGTTTGAAGCGAGATCCATCTCCCTCTCTATGCTTCCTTCAGGCTGCTTTTTGTAACCTCGATTTGAGTAATCTCTTGCCCTTACTATGGCACTAAAGACAATCTGATCTTCAGTCAGTTTGCTGACGTTGCCCTCCGCCATGCCAGCGGTGTCTTTCCCTTGACGACGAAACTCCGCCATTGCTTCGCGGAATCGATCGACTTGCTCCTGTGTTGTTTCTGGAACAAGACTTCCTGCATGCCTGTATACCGTTCGGCTAAACCAACGGTCTTGAGTAACAACGTCCAAGTTACCCTGCAAGTTTTGAAAGAACGCGCCAATCTTTGGACCGAACACAAGCGATCCATACACACGTTCACTGACAAGGCGGCCAGTCTTTGCCTTGCCCCTAATAAGAGCATCAACTTCCTTTACGGGATGAGTCCTGTTCATCCAATCAAACGCTTCTTGCGGGGTTGAGTGTGAACTCATAAAGCGTGAGAACTTGATCATGTTTTTGCGGACACTATCAATAGACTTGCCTCGCCAAGCAAGATCGGCTTCGATAGAACCGTCAAGTCGGTACGCCTCGTAAGCCATGATTGCGTTGTTCAAGTTCTCTTCCACCGAGTTCTCGGAGGAGGTGATTGCCATGAATGCGACAAGCGTTTGTTTAGCCAAGGGGTCGGTTGCCACCTCTGGGAAAGCAAACGACATAACCTCAAGCGTGTCTACAATGTTTTGCGTGTACCACTCAAGACCCTCTTGGTCGATAGTGTTCTGATACAGAACCTCATCGACCATTGCGTCCGACATGGCCTCGATCTGCTCGGCTCTTGCGGCTTCGTCTTTCGGATATTTCTTTTTGTTCTCGCTGCGAGCGCGTTGGCTTGTGATCAGTTTTAGATCGACAGCACCCTGCTCTGACCGGACAAGTTCCTGCAAGTATTCGCCAACAACGCGAACAGTGATCCGCTTTCCGGCGGGCTTGCCGCCAACAGTTCTCTTGGCAGCGAACTCTTCAATCGCTTTGCGATGCTTCTCAGGGTTAAGTCTAATGCCCACTGATGATCGAGGAACATTCGGACCAAGTGCAGGTGCGGGTGCGAACTTGGGCAGGCCGACAGTCTCGACCGTTTCACTCAAGCTCTCGGTGATGGGCAGAGACTTCTGCGTCCCCGTCTGCATCTCGATGTTCTCAACCTTGGCCCCATACTTCTTGCCAATCTTGTTAGCAGAAATTGGGAGGATGCGGTCATAGAAACCTTCCATCCCCTTGCCGCCTACGGTGAAGTCTTCAGTCTCAAACGTGACTGTACTTTCGCCTGCTTCGATTCGCTCGATGGCATCGACAGCCATGTCCTTGCCGATGTAGTCCGCCAGTTCATCCTGATCAACTTCCTCGGTAGCACCGGGGCGACCACCCTGCATCGCACCAACAACGTACCTTCCGTTTGGTTGCGATGAGACGATGACTTGATCGGCATTCTCAATCAGGATCTTCTCGTACCGATCCGCCTGCTGTCTGCCCGTTGTCCAAGCAATCGCATCGAACTCACCCTTCACAGCCTCGCCGACCATCCGCTTCAATGCGAGGTCTTGCCATGTCTTCTTGAAGGGTGCGTCGGGGACAGTTGATTGTCTGTCACGCAAAGAAGAAGCGGCCCTATCTATAGCCATTGCCTCTACTTCAACCCCACCCCGTTCTATATCCACGAACGTAACTCTTTCCCCTTTTTCGTTAAAGACAACGTATCCGGTATCACCAACATGATCCTTTACAGTCCACCCCGTGGTGTCAATAGGCTTCGCATACCCCTTCTTCCTACCCTGCTGATGCCAGTCGCTCTGGATCTCCTCTATGAACAGGATCTTCTCACCGTTGGGACCACGGCGGGTGTTGTATCGAACGTGAACTAGAACGTCAAATTCTTCCCAGTGGGAGGACTCGAACGTACCTTCCACGATCGGCAGCCCGATAAGCAGTTCCCGGTAGTCTTCCTTCTCGCCGGGAAGTTGGTAGGCGCTGTACTTGTCGGTAGTTTCCAGCGATCTGGCAAAATAATCTTTTGCTTTGGGGAGAGTCTTGAAGCGGAAATACGGTTCTTTACTTGCCCCAACACTCTTAGAGTAAAGGTTCCACCAACCTCCTTCTGATTTGATTTCATGCGGGCCATGTTGGTTAGTGTATTCGTAATAGGTATCCCCCTCGGGACTGGTAAACGGACCATCGAAATCCACTTCTGTATCCACAGCCCCCTTCACCACCTCACTCAACCCGGTACTGGTGAAGATGTCTCCCATCTCATCCAAGTCCACCTTCGGGTTCTCTTTCAGGTAGTCCTCCATGCCTGACCAGAACATCTCCTCTTGCTTCACGCCCTGCTTGGTGAGGTACGCACGGAGTTGGCCTGATGTCCACTTGCGCTGCGGGGTATCACGCAGAACCTGTTCCATCTTGGAATGTAAGACACCTAGTTCAAGCGGGGCAGCAGGTGCGGGTGCGAAGCGGATGTCTGCTTGAGCCGGGTCGAACGATCCAGTGTTGCCGATAGATGATTTGATTTGGGTAGGAAACCAAGCCACATAATGTTTTTTATTACCATCAAACTCTTTCACTACTCCGTCGTAGCCCAAGACTTCGTATAGCGCACGCCTAAACGCAGTCGAGTTGTCCCTAAAAAAGTCATTTTCCAGCGACATAAATGACGGTCCCGCGTAATTTGCAGACACATCTGTAATCATCCAATCTTGCAAACCTCCATCCCAAATATCGTACCAGTTTCCAATTGGTGAATCATCAGGGTGATACAGGTCAGGAGAATATCTAATTATTGCTTCTGCTTGACTTGGAGTTAAGTCAATATCGACATCTCTAAGATTAGAACCTTTTACTTTTAATGGATTTTGTATGCTTAGGTAAACAGGCAAAACACCCGGAGAACTGTCACCGCCTAACTTTGCATCACTTGGGTTAGCCAATGCTGATATTCGAGTTGTGTACAGAGAAGCCTCATTTGGGTCTGTCGTAAAATAAAACCCACTTCCCAACTGATCTAATCCCAAACCAGTCATGTCAGGATTAAACTCGTTAAATCCTTCTGCTTTTCCTGTCCCGTGGTACATAACCAGCGGGTTGCCCTGTTCATCCACCACCTTCGAGTCCTTGAACCAGCGGCGGAACTCAGGCGTGTTGACGGCAGGTGCGGGTGCGAAGCGAACACTCAGGTCAGGCTCAGTCTCAATGTCTTCTCTTGTTACGCCGGGTAGTGGAGCAAACCTTGCCTCGGCCTCAGCCCTTTCCCTGCCCGCAACACCTTCAGCGGCAAGCAGTCCCTCACGACGCGCACGCTCAAGTTCCTTCCTCTGGCCGGGCAGTTCTATCTCCGCGATGTTCTCGCCTGCAATGAGTCTGTCAACAAACTTCTGAGCCTCCTTAGCAAACGAACCACGCAGGCCGGTGCGGTTCACCCAACCGTTGAGCCAGTCCTTCAACTGACCCCACATTTTTTTCTCGGTTGGGTCCAGCGATACACGGCCTGACTCAATTATTTTTTGAATAGCAGTGGCAAGACCCTCTGAAAGTTCTGACTCGTATCCTGCATCGAGCGCCTCGCCAGCCTCAGTACCCGCGTAATCTCTGCGGCCACGCTCAGTTTCTTTCCTGCCCCTAAGAATCAAGAAGTTGTATAGCCCTGCATTCATAGACTCAAGACTGTGGGTAACCTCGTGAGCAAGGATGCCAAGGAAGTTCTTGGCAAACGCCTTGCGTCTTTCTTTCGGGTCGGTAATCTTGCTTGTGTCCTGAACAAACACAACGTCAGGTCTGGACGGCAATTGAGCGCCGCCGATCTTTGGACTGCCGCTTTCCGATGTAATGTCAACCGGGACAACACGGATCCCTGCCCTGCCCATTGCCTGTGAGATAAGTTGTACACCACGTTCCTGCTCTTCCACCGGGGTCGGTGTGATGGTGTGGGTGTCATCAAACTTATCGCTCGCAGATTGTGCAACTGCGTCAAGTTCATTCTTGATCTCAACGTCAACAGCCTCGGCAGCCTCAGCAGCCTCAGCCCGCGCCATCCCACCTCTCGGTGCAAGAGCGGCAGCCTCTGCTTCTACCGACTCAGCCTGTGTTTCTAACTCTGCTTGGATGTCCGCCAGAGGAATCATGGACACTTCCAGATTCTCATACTCTTCGGGAGCCAACCGCGTCCTGATGTGTTCCTCTACCTCTTCAGCCTTCTCAGAACTGGCTGCTACTTCCCCTACCACTACCCCCTCTTCATTTGTAATTCTGGCAATGGTTACATCCTCGCCCTCTACAACCTCTCCGATATTCCCTACTTCATTCTGCAATTCCGAGACGATTGCAGGCTGTTCTTCTGGTCGCAGTATCCCCTCCTGCTGCCTTCGTACACCTCTAAGACGACCCTCAGTCCTTTTTTTATCAAGCGCACCAGCCGCAGACCTGCGTGCCAATGGTGTTACAGCAGCACCGGCTGCTACATGCCCACCCATAGGAATAGCAAACCCAACAAGGCGCTGAAGCCATTCCTCCAAACCGGGGATGTGCATTTCAGCGTCTTCCATAGTGGCAGCGTCAATGCCGTAGTGCATTGCAGCACCAATCCACTCTTCAAAGTCCTCGCCCAGTACGCCGTGATACCCACCCCTGTCAGCAAGAAACTTACTGAAGTCTGTAAGTTTTGCTCTTGGATTGTTTGACATCCACTTGGCTGCAATAGCCTTCTTCATTTTGGAAACTACTTCGTTGATCTGACGGGGTGCAACTGCACTGACTGCTTTTTTCGCACCGGGAACAAGACCTTTAGTCAGGACAATGCCAGTTCTTTCAGACACATACTCGACATAGTTCTTAGCCCAAGCCCTCATCCATGCTTCGCCGCTAATCGAAGTGGGCACGCTTACAAACAAATCAAGATCGCCAAGCACATCTTCACTTACATCTATCTGAAGAATTTCTCTTATGGCATCTGCTTCAATCCTGCCTGTTCCAAATCCAAGTGCAGTGCTTCGTATTGCTTCGTTGACTGCAATGTCTTTTGCACCGCCTATCGTTTTAAGTGCAATACTTCCTGACCTATTCTTAGCCAAGGCTCCGACAACTTTGGTTACACCACCACTCGTTATCTTGTCGATGGTGTTCTTGACTACTTTGCCAATTATTCTTTCCCCGCCCTCAAACCCAGCCTTAGCCAAAGCCTTCTTTCCAGCTGCGCCAATGCCACCGGTAATAACAATCTCGGCCATGAATGGAAGAGACTGAGCAGTGATAGAAGCAGCCCCACCTAAAAATGTGCGGCCCCTAATCCTAAGTTGTTCTGTTGTTGCCCAGTGTTCTATAAGACGTTTCTCGTCTTGCGGAGTACCCTCTCCGTCCTGAACACGTTTAGCTATTTTGTACAAATCAATTAGATAATTTGCCTCGTTGATCGTACCCATGATCGGCCAGTAAGCCTCTTCGGCAAACGACTCAGTGAAACCTGCTGGCTCAAACGCTTCGGGCGGAAGCGGAGGCATTCCAATCTTATCTCGGACACGATTCAGTTTAAGAACATCACGGTCCTTAATGTACACCTCGAACAACTTGTCAAGGTCTTCTTCCGTGTACAACTCTTGGCCCATTTTCCTTCTGTCGTACTGTGCCCGGAGAGTAAAGTCGGCCTTTTCTCTTTCCAACGAAAGTGTGTCTGTGACTGCATCTTCAAACTGGTCAAGAGAATCAAGACGCTCCTGCAAGTTTTGAATGTGCTCTGTCTCTTGTACTTCAGGTGGATCACTTACAACACTCAATCCAGTTCCACTAAGTTCTACCTTCTCTTTTATGGATGGACGAGTACTCGGAGCACGTTTGGCTCTACGTGATTCAAGTTCTTCTCGGACTCTCTTCTCTTCCTGATTCCGCAACTCAGTAGCAGCAGCACGAACGTCAGGCATCCAAGCAGGCTGTCCTACCGACTTAAGATAGTCCTTCATGTCTTTGTCGATTTGCTCGTGAAGTCGCTTGTCCGCTGTTTCAAACTCCTCCATCGTTGAGTATGAAGGAAAGTTGCCCCACCCTACAGCCTTTGCATTTTCCACCGCCTGATCATGATCCAACATCTTGCCATTCACATAGCCGGGGATCATGTAATGCTTGCCATCAACCGTCACGCCAATTGTGTTAATGGTTGTTATGTAGCCATCATCACTTTCAAAGTAAGTCTTGTCTCTTAAGTTTTTTCTGTGGTGTTCAAGCAACCCCAACTCAAGAGTGTTAATACTTTGTGCTTCTGGCGCAGGTGAACCAAGTGGAACACCTTGATCGGTTTGGGTCGTTGGCGTTTCAAGCATTTAAGTTCACTTGTTACGGAGTTGTGGCTGTAGATTGCTGCGAGATAAACATGTTTATTTCATCTGCTTGATCAATTGGAACATTGTTTTCTATCATCCAAGAAACAATTTTACCTTGATAGTCAACATCATTTACGCCAGTTGGAGGGGGGGGACCAACGGCTTGCATTAGATCGTTTGTCACACTTGGATTCGCAAGCCACTCTGTGCTGCTGGGGTCAAACGCAACCGACTCGCCAGCAGTAGCGGGAGCCGCCGGAGTTGCTTCCGTCGGCTGCTGTTGTTGCTGCTGCTGCTGCTGCTCTTGAACATACTGTCTTGCCGCATCAGCGTCCTGTGCCGCTTTGGCCTCAGCGTACAAGGCCATCTGTTCGCGTTGCTGTTGAGTAAATGCAAGCTGTCCAACTATGGTTGCTTCCCAGTGCTCCGCGTCTCCGGGGTCTTCTGCGCCACCCTTGTGATACGCATAATCTCTGCACATTTCAATAAACTGATACAAAGATTCTGGGTCTGAAAGGTATGCTACAAACTTTTCACTTTGCACATCATGGCCCATTGCTTCAGCAACTGCTTGGATAACTCTCATGAACGGACCACTTGACGAATACGCTCGTCTTGGATTTGTCTCGGCAATTTCATTCAAATCTTCTGCGGCTATTAACTTTGCTATAACACCCTCGTTTTGAATTTGAAACTTTTGATCTCTAATTCCGTTTAGAGTTGTAAGCGCTTTATCTAACTTTTCTTGGGCATCTCGTTCTCGTTTTTCTAAATTACTCTGCACAGTTCCAAGTGAATTTGCAACCTCTTTATCTTCTTTAGAGAGGTTCTTATACCTATCTAGGTCTTTCTGGCAATCTTCAAGTGCATTACGCCGCATTCTTACTTCTGCCGAAGCGGCGTCCTCTTGTGGCTTAAGCATGTCAATTTGGAATTTATTGTAATCAAGTCGTTCTTTGATCATTTCATCTTGCAGAGATTTAAACAACCGATTTTGTTCTGCTTCAGATAATGCCAATTCTTCTGGGCTTCCTACCCAATCCGTAACGACCGACTCCAACTGCTCTACAAATTCTTGAAATTCAGGCGGCGAAAGCACGCCCAAATACTCGTCTAACCTTTGATAGATAGGCGCAAGTTTGTCTGCAACATCAGGATCCATAGAATCAAGCACGCTCCAACGGGCGTCCATCATAAACCTGTTTGTTTGTTCGTTTTGCTGAATGGCGTATCTTAACGATTCAGTGTCACGTTGGTATGCGATGCGAGCGTTGTCTGCTTCTTCTTGCCTGATCTGCTCACCACGCGCAACATCTGCGCTTGTGATCAACATCTTGGCTTGGTCCTTGTTCAACTGAACTGTCCAGCCAGTGTCCTTGTCTATCATCACCATCTGCCCAGTGCCCGGCAAGATGACAATACGCTGCTGCTCAGCACCGCGATTGGGATTGCGCCACACCTCGCCGGGGAGCATGTCCTGCTTCGCGTGCTTGGCGGGATCAATCATTCTGGGCGTAGCCATTTCAGCCAGAACTACGCCTCTTGCTTTCAGTTCGCCTCTTGCCTTAATAGCCTCACGCTGCAACGCCTGTGTTTGTTCTGGAGTTGTATTGCGGTTTTGAAGTTGCTGCATAATATCGGCAACTCTTTTTTCGGCTTCATCAACGTGAAACTGAGCATCATCCATTTCTGTTGGGGTTTGGTTCTGCGCTATATCAAGCATACCAACAGGGTCTTTAAACGGCATACCCTGCTGCTGCAACCATTCTTTGTCCACCGCCTGCTGTTCTTCAGGTGTAATTCCAACTGAGTTATTTGTGTTAGGTAATGCTGTCATTTCTCGTTGCCTATCGATGTGAATTAGTACGGAAGGTTTTGTTGGCCCGTCATGTAATTCCAATTACTGCCAATGCTTGGGTTTTGCCACACTGGGCTTGTTTGTGAGCCGTATGTTGGATTCCCAAATCCACCCGGAATGTTCCTTGACGCTTGCTGTCCAAACGAATCGGAACCCATGGCGCTTGCTGGCGATCCTCCGCCGCCAAACAAACTTCCCAGTTGGTTCATAAGACCTGAGCCAGCAGCCGCACCAACAACTCCAGCCAACGGACCAAGCAACTGATTCATTCTTCTTGCCTTGATTTCTTCTTCTTTAAGTTTTTGCGCCATACGATGATCACGATCTTCTTTGATCAACTGATAGTTGTGCTTTTCCTGACCAAGAACAAGATTTGTTAGGTGACTTCCGTACTGTGCAAAATTTGAAACTGATGCCATTTTATTTTCTACCTTTAATTAAATAAGACCCAAAAGGCCACCGCCAATTGCTGAACCAGCAGCACCAAACAATGCGTCACCAACTCCGCCAAACATCCCGCCGGTACGAACTGAGTACGGAGCAGCGCCCATAAGCGCTCGTGATTTAAGCATTCCTGCCATTCCCGATGGCATGGCAGAATGCAGGCCACCCAAGCCTCGGGTATACTGGCCCGGCATAGCACGATATGTCATTTGAAGTTTGTCAAGCCTGTCTTGTCTCCTGTCTCCATAGTGACGCATGAGGCTCGTATATGCCCTAGACCTTGCGTGACCAGCCATTGAGCCGGGGACAGTTGACGAGTAAAACCCACGGTTTGCAGCACCCAACGAAAATGCTTTTTCTTGCTTGCCGGATTGCTGTTCAAACTCTTTTAAAGCGCCGCCCGGAATTACAGGTTGAGTTTGCAACTCTTCAATAGATCGTTGAAGAGCTTCCCTGTCATATTTATACTGTCTAGCAAACAGTTCAAACTGTTTCTTTCGGTTCTTTACGTACATCTTATAGTTTTTCATACCCAAGCCGTAAGGGTCAGGGTGAACCGTCGTTTCTTTCCCGCCAATTAGATCGCTAAAAAATCCCATTGTGATTACCTTTGTCTTGCCTTGCCTGCTACAGCAAGTGTTGCTGAAAGTTTTTCCAAAGCCCAAGGGGCTTGCTTAGTTCCGTCTAATAGTTTGATAAAGATTGCAGCGCCTCTGGCACGCGACCTTACATACGTGTTTCTTCCGCCAACCCAAGAGCCAGTTATGACTGGTGTCCCTGACTTGGCTTGCTCAACTGTGTCTGCTGCGTATACTTCGTAATTCAACCCCGGCGTCTGCTCGTCGAGGATTGCAAGAAGTTCCATCAACTTGGTTTCTTGCATACTTGAAATTGATATAGGTCCAATCCATACGTGCGATGAAATGACTGTTCCGTCATCGTCCAAAGCAGTCGCTTCAAACTTTCTAATGTTGCCGTCAAACCCACCAAGCATAATTGATCGACTAGATGGATCGGGATTCTTGTAATCAAACACATACGTTGGTCCAATAACCGCTGGGTATTCCATCGGCCAGAATGAGTTGGTCCTCGTGTCAAAGTAATAATGCGTTTGAGCATCGTTTAATTGTCTGGTTGGGGTAAGGAATATGTGAACCCCGTGGTTGGTCTGATCATACACAAGGCGTGTGTGCACAGAAGAAAAGTCAAGGTTCTTAAACACCTTGTCAATTTTTCCGCTAGACAGCCTATTGGTTTGCAAGACAGAGTATTCGTTAGGCTGGATTGCGTACAACCCGTTTTCGCTAATGAAATACATAATCTTGTTTGGACCGTAGCACCAAGCATCTGGGCCAACAATGCCTATGTCCCTGCTCAAAGTAACGATTTGAGTCGATGGGTTTGCTGGATCGCCAGTCATTGCAAACATGCTGTTAGATGCGCCGATAACCAACCTGCTGTCACCGGAGGGTGCAAGAGCAGTTACAGGGTCCGCCAGCTCACCAAGACGACCACTAGACCCCGAGACGGCAGCGCCGTTCTCAACCTCGCCGTCTGTTGCCCAATCTTCCGGATCGCCAAACGCAGACATAAACCAGTTCTGTGGCTCATCCGCTTTGCCGGACATGACAATCCTGCCCATGAACTTGTCAATTATCGAGCATCGGTCGTTGCCGTCAGTTATTCCTGCGCCAAGCGAACCTGTCGAACCGTCGCCGCCGGGAAGAACTACGTCCCCATCTGCGTTCCAATCCGATACGGTTTTAAATGACGAGTCATATTCTTTGTAGTTCTTTCCATCTACAAAGTAATGTTTTTGAAAGTACGATACTCCATCTATCCGTCGAGCGTTTGTGTCAATGTCTTGAGTTGATGATCTAAGATGGAAATTATCAGGATTGTCTGAGTCGGCGTCATACACTTTCCCGTCTGAAACAACAACAATAGAATCATCGCCAACAGCCGTCGTGTTTACTTCTCGCCAATCCCAGTTATACAGGCGCAACTCATCAGATCCAGTCTTTGACTCAGTAACGTAATTGCCATCCGTGTCTCCAACCAACGCCCAGTCAAACGTACCGTAGTATTTCAGTTGAGCACGGAGGACTTTACGAAGTGCATCATTGCTAGTAGGTTGACTTCCTCGTTTAACTGCGCCATACTCATTGCAATAAAAGAACATTGAGTGAGAATATGAATCAATTGTTTGTCCAGCGTTTGTTGACCCACCGACGTTTGGAAGAATAGAAGATATATCTTCATATGTAATTTTGTGCTCGCCGTCAATGTAAATACTCAAGGCTTGACCTTGAGTTCTTATTTGCAACGTATGGATATCTGTATCTTCTTTTGGAAATACTTCTGAGTCAATTACAATGCCTCCTGAACCCCCAATAGGTTGGACATGGAATCCGTAATATGGCTGGTGACCGTCACCGCTCGGAACCGAAGCGCCGGTTCCCGTAGCGTCTCGCAGTTCTGCAATTTTTAAACTTGTTGTGTGACCGCCTACCGTCATTGAGTTGTCTTTTTCAAAGTATATGCAAATGACACCTTTATCTATGTCACTTCCATTATCGGTCCAGTGACCAACATCGTTGTTGTGCCACTGCGTCCAATAGTTTGTTCCAACAATGTCTGTGTTTGTAGGATAATCAGACCTGTAGTTAATTCTTAACACGAGTCCCCAGCGATATAGCCCTTTGGATCCAAAGCCTAGATAGTTGCCCCCTCCACCAAACGTGGAATCCCTAATGCCTATTCTGTGAAGGTCTTCATCCCAATTAGCAATAGCATCAGCATCATTTTCTATTTGGCATTGCACGTAATAGGGGTCGTAGATTTTTGAAGGATCGTTTACATCTTCATCTGCGCTACTTTTAACAAACTTTATATACTTTTTCTCGTTAACAGTTTCGCCCCACACCCCGCCGTTAACTTTGGTGTACCCAATCGGTGCTTTAAATTTCAGGTTAGTCGCGTATGCTTTATCTTGATCAGAGTTCCACGGGTGTTGATCAAACTCGGTCAACGGCATAAGAGAAATCATTTTCTTAAACTCTATGCTTTTGTCATATACTCCCATCATGCTTGTCAACGTAGTGTTAGCCGTTCCACATGGAGCATCACTACCTTGATCAAACGTGCCTATCCATTCCCCCCATGAATGCTTATTAAGTGGCTCTCCTGCTTCATTACACCCCGCATGAACTGGGCACATGTGAGGCCGAAGCGATAGATACGGAACACCATCTGTGGTTTTTTTAATTACACCGCTATTGTGTCCCAGCATTCTCATTGATTTAGCGTAAGTAGCAAGATTACTAGAATAATTTGCTGTTTCGTACAAAGGGCTAACGCCAGCAGTACGTGAATAATGCACCATCCAAGTCGTCGAAGGGGTGTTCCAGTTGTGGGACGTTGATGTTTTGTTCCAAGTCATACCTGTCGTTGACCTGCAAAACCACGGGTGTCCTAAGTTGCCACCAAGTTGTGTTTCGGTTGGCTCTTGATCATCGTTAATGTTGTTTAAGTGAATTTTGCCTTCGTGCTGAGGGTACAGCGCGTGGTCAACATCAAACTTAGAAACTCCACCAACCGCTTTAATAGTCGTCGTGTTTTCTGCTCTTACGTCACCAATGAAATCTATTTTCTCAGTTGTAACTGCTGCATCTGTTGATTTAACAATGCCTTCTCTTCTACCGCCACGAGCACGATCTTCATCAACATCAAACGGCATTACGTTCTTTGCGTCAGATGTTGTGTTGGGGGGCTGTGTAGAATGCGACGTTCCTTCAACTACACCTTGGAGCGGAAAGTTAATTTCAACGGATTGCTTTTTGGCTGGTGGCATTAGTTAATATCTCTAAATCTCAGGAAGATGTACAGGTTGTCTCCGCTGCCCAAAGACTCGGCAACGGCAACCGACACGTATTGATTAGACTCAAGTTCGATTCCGAAATCTTCATCTGTCCAAACCGCTGAGTCACCCTTTTGAATTGTGGTCCTGTCGAGTTTGTATGTGACAGTTTGCCCTGCAATTGAGATCGTAGGGGTCAAGGCTTGAGACGAGTTAATGTCGTTGTAAATAACTGCACCCGCAAACCTGCGTCGTTTTACTGCACGTTTCTTTGTTTTACTTTCATCTGCCAAAGCAGTTGATACAGACGTAGACACCCCAAGGTGACTAATGAGTTTGTAAATTGTTTGGACCGTGTTGGCAGATGTGGTTTTAGGCATGATTTAAATCCTTCCCCCGCCGTTAAGCAGAAGAAGAAGAGTGGTGGGCCTTTTAAGATTATTAGGAAAACGTCGGGGGTTGGGTAGACACTGAAACCCCAGTTATATACCAATGGGTTCCGTCGCAAACTACGGTAATGTCTGTACCCGCTTCGGCATCAACAGCCGAGAACTGGTAATGACCCGTACCATTTGCTTCTACTGATGCGTTGTCCCCGCCATCGTGGGAGTGGTTTACGCCGCCCTTAAAGTGCGATGATGACGATGCGGTATTGATGTTAAACTCATCATCCCCTGTGTCCGATTTGTGGACAATCATTCGATATGTAAGACCAACTATTGCTGCCGGAAGTGTTAGTGTCACGTTTCCGCCAGTAATGTCAGCCGCAATCAGCTTGCCTGAATCAGCCGCGACAAGCGTTGTTGTGCCGGATGTAACAGCCTTTACTGTTGTGTGTGTCGCCTCATACTGGGCGATCTCTCGTACTCGATGTGGACTTGGCATGATTTACTCCTATGCCTGTGGGTAGGTGCGGACCCACTCGCCGCTTAACTAGGATCAGCCGTAGAATCCCACGGCATTTGGTATCCCTGCCTTGACGTAGACAGGGCTGAATTTCTCAATGGTCCGTAATCAGGCTGGACAAGACCGTCTTTCTCCTTCAGACGATGCCACATGACACCTGATTCAACTTCACCTACTCGAACCTCCATCCCCTCTTCTTCGTACCCAAGGGCAAACGCTCGAACCAAAGCAATAAGCGTTGACTCTGCGTAGTCAGGGACAAGGGCTATATCCGAATCATTAACCAACGGAATCCAATTTGCGCGGTACGCAATGGTTATCTGATCTGCTGACGTAGGCGTTGGGTACAACTCCAGCCGAGCAGCAGGAAGCGGGTCGCCGTCATTTGAAGGTGCGGGGTGTGAAACTGCCAACCAATAATGATTAGTGGATCCTGTACTGGTAGATCGCCTCTGAACAAGGTCGTGGAACGTAGTAAAGGTAAATGACCTGACCAGTCCATCTGTCATGTTTGCCGCAATAATTTCCCCAAAGTCGCTGGGTAGTTCAACAAACTGTTGACTTGCAACGAACGTCAGGGTTACTGGGGGACGTTCCCGAAACTTCCACGGAGTCATATACATGTGCCTGCCAGCCTCGTTGACAATAGTTGTTTCGTCTAGTTGAGACGCAACTGATCCGCCAAGGGCGTGCTGAACATGTTGTTTAAGTGTGGCAAGTGTTATAGACACGGGTTAAGTTCCTACAAAGATTCTTACTTCCAAGTCACCGCCTGTCGGGTTGTAACACTCAATGCGATCAATTGTGTCTGCTACCCAGTTTGTTTCCCATGTGTCAATTTCAGATTGGTAATTGCTTTCATTAAACGTACCAGCCATATTGCCCATGTTTCTGGAATCATCGTTTGCCAAGATGTATGGAATACCAGCAGTTAGTTTGACAACCCAACCGTTTTCAATGTTGTCGTTTGAAAGATCGCCGCCTTCATTACAAACGAATTGTAATTCCACTCCGCCGTTGGCTTCAATCCAAAGGAAATCAAAGTTTCCAGTAGCGTTACTGTCGCTCCACAATTCTTGCAAAGTAGTACCGCCAATAATAAACCGCTGATCAAAATAGGCTTCTGACCCAAGAGTTATTGTGTCCGCAGCAGTTGTACTTCCACCTGAAATTGTGTGGTTGTCGTCGTCGTCTACAGTTACAGTGAAATGCGTTGTTAGACTTAATGTAATAGCCATTTCAATTTCCTATTAAGTTGCTGCAAACACACGTATTTTTGCAGTAACACTTTGATCCGAGTGATACCACTCAATACGGTCAATAGTGTCAGCGGTCCAATGAGTTTCCCAAGCGTCTTGCTCAGAAATGTAGTTGCTTGCCAAAGTTACGTCAGACCGGTTCATGCTGTCATCGTTAGGAAGGATAAATGGAATGCCGGGAGTCAACCTAACTACCCAAGCATTTGCAAGGCCGGGGGGAGTGTCGCCAACAAGCCCGCCCTCGTTGCACACCAACTGAATGTCTCCAGCAGTATTAGATTCGATCCAAAGGAAATCAAAGTCAGTCAGCTTGGCATCGCTTAAAATTTCAGTTGCGGTCCCGCCTGCAATCGCGTATGTCCGATCGAAGATTTCATCTTTGTCGATTGATATTTGTTTGGCAGTAGACGTACTGCCGTCTGAATACACGTTGCCGGAATTGTCCGTGTAATCAAATTTCATGTATAGGTTTACGCTTGCCATTAGGCTTCTCCAGAAAAGATTTGAATGACTTCCCCTCCCCGGTAGGGGAGAGGAGTCTTAAGTTGTTTGGATCAACGATCCCGCATGACCAAGATGTAATCCAAGGTCATGGTGTTTGCAGCTGCGCCGTCGTTCCTAATGCAAATCGTAGGCGTAAGAGCCTCGTCATCAGGAAGATTTGTAGTGTGCGTTGCAACCAAGTCGCCATCGACGTAGTACCGGACTTTGCTAGTACCTTCTACCTCGAACCGAAGCGTCACAAACGTGGCGTCGGCAAGATCCTTGGTAGTGTCGGTAGTGGTTTGACTGCTGTCCTTTTCGGTAATGGCGTCAATGTCGCCAGTCGAATCGGGGCACTCAAATCCAACTCGGTCAGTACATGCGGTCATCACGGTAGTATCCGTGATAGCAAGACCAACAAACCAATCGAACTCGCTTACGTCTGCACCCTTCAATCGGGTTTCAAATGCAAGCGTCTTTCCAGATTCAAGTTTCCACGCTTCGCCGTTAACTTGAAGTTCGAGAGAGTCGTCGTCGGCATCATTGGTAGTCATTGTAAGATGACCGCCAACTGCGTCGTCCGCACATGCGATGACTTCGCCGTTGTCCGAGCCGCCATCAACAACCGTGACAAGCCACTGCCCAAGGTTCGCCGTTTCGGAGAACTTGCCAGTGTTGTCTGCGTCGTTTCCTTCAAAGCCCCACCCGTCGACGAAATCGTCGAAAAGAATAATAGGCATTGCCAATGACTTTGTTGGACCGCTAACAGGGGGTTGATAAGGAATACCGTATGGAAGTGGCATTTCATTATCCTTTCTTTATCAAGAGATCATTACCTCAGACTTACGCCTGCGGACAAATGATTCCCTGCCGCTGTCGGCTGTTACAGAAGAGGTTCCACCAGCAGTCAACAGGCTGCACGGTCGTAAACGGCTGATTTGGATGCCGCATAGGATCGTGCTTCTCCATGTACCGGCGTGCGTGATACACGGGGGTCATGTAGTTGCCGTTGAGCCACCAGTAACGATAGCCATCAGGGGTAGCGCCTGTTTCAGATGCGCTTGGAGTCGTGCCGTTGATCGTGGCGTCATCCAGTTGTGCAACGTAAACAAGGTCAATGCCACTGTACTGAGGCATGTTGTACGCAGGATCCTGCTTGCTGACGAGAGTATCGTTAGCGTCACGCAGCATTCTCTTGTACAGGTTCAGGCCACTGCGCGAGCAGCAGATGAACTGACGGTTCAAAGCGTCTTTCTCGAAATACTCCTGCTTGGTAGCTGGGGGAGTAAACTGAACCTTCAGGAACATCTCGTCAAACGCATCAAGCAGACCGTCTCGGTCGCCGTCTGAGTCATCGGGATCATCGTAGTCATAGCGGGAAACTTGGTTTCGCCACTTGGACTCGTTGGCCGGGTTGATTCCCATGATCGTGGTATCACTTGCCCACGGAACATAAGTCGTGCCGGTCGTGCCGTCGTGCTCTGAGATGAAAGACGGAATGCTGTACGGAAGGGAACCAGTGTTGGTTTCCATCTCGCTTGCATTGCCACTGGCCTGCTTCCACAGGTCAGCTTCCATACCGTTGAGGAATGAAGTCCAAAGACGCATTTCCTTGATCCGCTTCAGTCGCTTGTAAGCAACCTTCTGCGCATCGCGGGAGAGTCCTTCGGACACGTTAAGTTCAACTTCTTGATCCGTCCACGACATGTGGTCAACCGAGAATCGCCAGTTGATCTCAAGGTCTGTAATGACCTGTGGATTGCTCCATGAGAACGTGGCGTTCGGCTTGTAGTGGTCGTAGGTGGATGACTCGTCGAAGAAGATAGAGTCATTAATCGTCTTACCGCCTTGAACGGAAACATCCATACCTTTGCCGCGAAGAAAGCGACCAAGGATGTATGTGTTCTTGACGGCTTCGTTAATGACATCTTCTGCCGACGTGAGGTAACGTGGTCCCGTCACCTTCATAAAGTCGTTGAAGTTGGCAAGAGCTGTGCCTGCCATGAGTCAAACTCCTTCTCGGGGCAATGCCCCGGAATTAACCGTTATAAGCGGCGGATGCACCATCAAACCCTTGGCCCGACAAGAGAGCGTCGAGAACATCGTCCTCACGGTCTTGGACCGTCTTGCTCATTGCAGGCCGAGATGTTTGAGTAGTCGCTGTAGGCTGCCCTGCTTCTCGCAGCGAACGCTGCTGTTGTTGCATTGCATCCTTCTCCGCCACTGCTGCAAACTTGAGACGATATGCGTCTGTCATAAGATCATCTAGGTTTTGATACTCGCCTACTTGAGCGAGCTTACCCATCTGTTCTACAACTTCATTAAACGCTTCATCGTCATTCAAGCGGGAGAACCGTTCTCCCAGTCGTCCCCTACTTTGATCTATTGCCTGACGTTCCATAACAGAATAAATCTGTTGCATCATTTCTTGCTGTAGCGCAAAAACTTGGCTCGTTTCATTTACTAGATCACGTATGGGGGACATAACAGTTTTTGCTGCTTCATCGCCAAAGACCTCAGAAATTTCACTCTCGTAACGGTTCATCGTCTCAATAGCATTTGAGGGTTGGTCTGTTGATTGATCTGTAACAACAGACTCCTCGTTGCTTTCAGCCGACTCGTTATTTGAAGACAACTTCTCTTCGAGTTCCTTAACTTTTGCACCATAACTGTCTACGTCCGATTGGACCTTGGCACGTTTGAGTCCCCATTCCACAATAGACTGGGGGTTATCTTCTGCCATTTGGTCAATAACCGAACGAGGCACACCGTCACGCTGAAGCGCAGCGATAGCCTTTGCATAATCATCAGAGTCCAGTTCAGCAGGTTTGCTACTGTTGTCTTCTGTTGACTGGGAATCCACTTCAGTTGCGTCAGCAACTTCATGGGCAGATAACACTTCTTCTGGTTGTTCGTTATCCCCACGAGAAAGCTCGGGAGATTCTGACGAGGGTACGCCCGACTCATTGGGTTCGGGGCTTCCCATGATCTCATCAAGGAAAGCATCGTCCGATGAATCGTTGCTTCTTGTAACTCCCTCGCTAATCGGAACCATAGGTTCCTGCGGGGTGTTTTCTGTGTTTTGTACTTGTACTTCTTCCGGCATGGTAACTCCTTTGGGGTTCTCGCGTTGCGGTCCCTATTCCTTAGCCATGTCATGCTCTGACGCTACATCGCGTTCATGAGCCTGAGATTTAATAATGGGTTGACCCTTTTGGTTTGTCTCGCATCCCCGGAGATTGCGAGGCAAGGACTTACTTACATACGGGTATTGATGGGTCTTACGTGCAATACCTGCAACATCTAAATTAAATGAAGCAATGCGTCTGCATACTTCATCTTTGATTTCTACCAAATCCCCAATGCGAGGCGCATCTTCTACTGGGAAGTACGCTTCAACCTTGGTTCCGTCACTTTGATTTACAAACAAGTAATTAGGCATTGGCCATTCCTCCACTGCCCGCCGCTGCATTAATCTGTTCCATTTCCATTTGTTGCTGCTCTTGCTGTTGTTGTTGCTGCATCATTGCCATGAGCATTTCTGTATCAACAAGGCCAGACAAGTCGGGCATGTTAAGTGCATCACCCATCTTGTCCAGAAGACTGTTCCAGTTGACATATGGCATCTGAGGCATTGCTGAAGCCACGTTTGCAATGATTTGGAATGCTTCCATCGCACGCCGTTGCTGAAGAGACTCGGTTGTTCTCTCCATGCTGTAAGACTCTATTTCCAACTCAAGGTCAGAGTACGGAGAATCTGGGCTTGATCCACCCACAAACCAAGGTTCTGCAACGCCAAGAGCAGCAGCAGCGTCAGCGCCAAGCGGGAAGGAAACCCTGTCATCGTTGTGCAAATACCACCCAACTGATTTAAGCACCTGACGAACTGCTTCTTCAAATTGATTTTTCAAGTACGCAAGTCTTATGGTCGATGAACCTTCGGCGATGCTTACTTCTGTTGCCGTTGCGTTGCCAGTCACATTGCCACGCATTGCATCGTGGATACCGCTATTACGATCCAGTCGCTCCCGTGCCATCTGAATATAGGAAACTTGCTGATTGGTAATGCCGCCCAGTTCCAACTGAACCACAGCATCTTTGTCGATACCTTCAACCGGCACAACGAAATCGTGCGGCTGAGACTTGACATCTTGAACGAGTTTCTTGTTTTTGGCATCAACCAATACCAGCCTCTTGTACCTTGCCGCAGACGCAGAAGCGGAACGAACGTGATCGTTTAGTTCGTTTACCTGTCCAGTAGTTGCCATAATTGGGGACAGCGGGTAAGGACCGTCTGGTACGTAGTACGCGCCAAACATCGTGTATGGTCCTGAAGGGGGTCCGTAATAAGGTCTTGGATCTCGTATGAAGTCAGCCTTGTCTGGATCACGTTCCCCATAGGAAGTGCCAACAGCCACGGTATAAATGGTTCCGTGGAACCCATACTCTGGGCCGGGGCTTTCCTTCAGTTGGATTTCAGGGACCCAAATGTCAAACACAGTAACTTCGTTTCGCTCTGGAGTGTCTCTTTGCCGACTCTCCTCGTTTGTCATATGGTCGATACTGCCTTCATTGGTCAGCATCTCAATTGATTCTGCATTCCAAGTCGGATCTGTTTTAGCTTCTTCAAGAAGGTCTTCTCGGTCACGAACCCACATGTGACCCATAAACCTTGCTTCATTGAAACTCAAAGCCAGCGGGTCAATAACAAATCTCTTGGGTGAGATTCGGTAACAGTTGGGCCAATACTTACCAAAGTTTGACCTTGGGTCGTAGCCCGGCATGGGAGCCTGAGCAGTCATTAGAACGCCATAAGCCAACAAAGTATCAAAGGCTACTCGTTGAAGTACATCTTTGACGTTTGTGTCGTTTGTCCACCGGTTCAGCCCGTGCTCGATTGCTGCTGCTTCGTTGCCCTGTGACACCGGACGCCGTGTCGTAACTCTTACACGGGGATTATCGTGAATCAGTCTTGGCACGGTAAGTGAAAGATACTCATATACGTGGTTCTCGGGAGAGAAGTCGTCAATGCTAACGCCGCCAAACATGGGGCCAACGTAGTCTTTGATCACATCGTTGTAATGTTCAAGATGAGAGTCGCGGTATCTTTCCGCGCTCTCGATCTCTTCATACAAGTTTCCGGGGGTGACTCTTAACATCAGGAGTATCCAAGGTTCATTGAGTATTCTGGTTTGTAAAACGGAAACATTTGTGTCATCGGAAGGTAGCCGCCGCCTTGTAGTTGAGGAACAAGCCCGCCTTCACCATCAAACAAAGGAAGTCCCAAAGGAGATGTAGCTGTCGTGCTGGGCAAAAGGTTAATCATACGATTACGTGCGTCCTTCTGGATGTTTTTTTGAACATCTTGAAGAACACCCTTGCCCTTTTTGCTTGTCTTAAGCGTTCCGTAAACCACGTTATTTCCTCATTGATTTCTTCTTGCCGGACTTCTTTGCCTTCTTCTTAGCCTTAGTTTTCTTTTTGGGTGGTCTTCCAACTTTGCTTCCGTATGTTCCGGGGCCGTAAGGCATTATTCGCATTCCTCAAACTTGTATTCTTGATCGTCGTCTTCAGATTCACCAACGATCAGAAGTAGTTCATAAGTCATAGACAAGAGTTCTTTAGGAGAACGAGCAGCAATAACTGCCCACCCTCCTTGACTTTCTTCCTGAACAAACATCCATCCATCATTCTTTTTAACGTCCAAGAGTTCGATAAGTTCGCTGCATGCGTTGACTGCTTTGGTTTTTAAAATGCTGTCGTGCATTATTCAGACGACTCCCAGACTTCCGAGTGTTTCAAAATGTCCCCCATTGTGTTGGGAGCAAACTTTGGTGTGTCGTCCTCGAACCTCGGCGCTTCCCCTCGAAGGAATACACAGCCCGCGTATGCAATGACGCGGTCGCCGTGTGACTCCCTTGCACCAGTTCGTTCGTCTCTCATTGTGCCGGGACCAATACTTCCGTCTTCGTAGTAGACGTACTCCAACATTTCCCGAATGCCGTCTTCTGAACGAACAATAATCTCGTCTCTCGTTAGTGAACGAAGAAGTGAGGATAGAATGATTCGTTTGTTTCGCCTGTCGCTTCGCCATCCGTAGCGCCGACTCCTGCGGTCTGTCCTTTGACCAGTTGTTCTTTGAAAGTATAGACTACGGTAGTCAAGCCTGCGAACCTCTTCATACCATGATTCGCCCGGCCCGTTGACTTCCCAACCAAGGAACGCCTCGCCAAACGCTCCGGCCCACACACTTTTGCCTGCCCTACAGGACTCCTCAGCAAAGTCATGTGGGGTAATGTTGGGGTCGCAGAACTCTGCCACTATCTCGCCGGACTCCCTGTCCATTACTGCTAACACACTATTACTAGAGCCTTTACCGTGCGATATGTCGGCAAACATCAAGTAGTTTGTCATGTTTGTGGGCAGGCCGTCTTCAAGGTCACACCACAAGAACCATCGTCCGTGATCGGCTTCCTCAAAGACAAACCCCTGCCCCTTTTCAATTACTTCGTACCGCCGCGCTGGTTTACCGTGCGCCTGCAAGTGTTTAGTGACTATCGAAGCATTGAAGAACAGATCGCCCGAAGTCGTGTGATCAATAAGAATGTTCTGCCCAACGTCAGCAGCATCGCTACGTCGTAACACCTGCTCGTTAAACCAAGGCGTCCACCAGAACCACCGGCCTGCAATCCCGGTAATTTCCCCGTCAGGGTCTTGTCTCCACTCTCTCCCCTGCCCTTTTTGGGGATGATCCCAGTACCCCAAGGTAATTATCTTGGGTGAATTGTGTACTACACCCTGTTGCCTAAGTCTTGAGAATGCAGTGCCGGGTCCAATCGGGGTGGAGTTTGCAATACGACATGACGTGGTATCTGCTGCTGAACGCCATGCGTCGTCTGCATTTTGCATCGCAGCCATTTCATCAAACACAACAAAAGTACGACGGCCACCACGACCAACGTGACCTGTCGTCGCCTGACCAGAGATAGTCGATCCATTAGCTGGGTTCACTAATTGAAGGTGTGTTCGGTATTCACCCTTGCTCGCAATACACTTACGAGGACAAGGAAGCATCCAGTCAGGAATGTTGCTTAGAATATAATCAATCTTCCAAAACAGGGTATCGGGGTCGCCCTTTCGGTCAACCAAGTCTTCTACGCGAGATACCAGTAGGGCTTGCGTGTTGTCTCTAAACAGCCACATCCAAGCGGCGACCGTAATACAAATCCAAGACGCGCCCATGTCACGCGATTTATCAATCAACAAATCATAGCCACGGTCAATACCATTAACCATGTCGGTAATGGCTTCATCTTGAACAGGCCAAGTAATAAACGGAACGTGCTGAACTTCAGCCGGAATTTCCCGACCGTAGTCATCAACTACCTTGACGTTGTAAGTCCATGCAAACAAGTTAACCCACAGAAGAATTGATTTGGAGCACAGCTCCATAACCTGCTTCTGCTGGTTTTCGTCCGTCCGAGTCGCTTGAAGAATACTCTCACGTACTGAGAGATTATCCTTCAGTGTCTTCGGAATCGGGAAACTCGTCGCCTCGTCCTCTAGGTAGGCCGGGGGTTGGAGTAGATGTTTCGGCAGCGTCTTGCTGTCGCATGAGTCCATGGATACGATCCAGAATCTCGTCCACTGTTTCAGTTTCGTTTTGAACTCGAATTGGCGAACCATCAGGTCCAGACAACTCGTGCCTCTGTGTTCCAAACACCTCTGGGTATGCGCCCTTGCTTAGATGAATAAGCATAGGCACGTTCTCATCTTCAACCGCTACTTTGCGGCAGGCTTCCATAATCACTTCGCGTGACGCAAGTTCCGCGTGCAAGAATGCTTCTCTGTAAGAAGCAGACTTTTCAACCCAAGCATAGTGTGTAGTTCGACCTACATTCGCAGCACGAGCAGCAGCCAAGATAGTTCCTGTCTGCACAAACGAAGCAAGGAACCGACGCTGTTTAATTGTCAGCTTCTTTGACTTTTCGTTTTCATTATCACGAGCAGAGATTTGTGCTACCTGCTCAAGATAAGCCTTAGTGGGGTGGGACATTATTGATACCTTGCAATGTAGAGATAGATTTCTGCTACGCCACTACTTGTTCCGCCGTTGGTTCCAGAGAACGTCAACTGACCTGAACAGGCCATACCATTATCTAGGTCTGCCTGTGTAAATGTGTGTTGGTCTGTACCTGAAGCAATGTTTGCGCCCTTGCCATTTAGTACATCAACGCCAAACTCATCGGTTACAACCAAGTCCCAATTGTCACTTGGAGCTGTGCCACCGTGATCAATAAACACCTGTGTAACAAACCCATAATAACTGTGTGTAGTAGTAGCTGATTGGCTTGCAGATGCAAACGTAAGGTTTGCTTTTACTACTTGCATTGCACGGTCATGGGCTTCTGTGTTAATTGCTGTTGCCATTACTTATTAGTCCTTGCGCTTGTCTGCGTCATCTAGTTTGCCAAGCCGTTCCCAGTCTGGGTTCATGTCGTTTAAAAGACGTATCATTGTTTCTAGTCGAATGATTGAGTTATCCAACGCTCGCGTTCGGTCAATCAGTTTTGTAATCATATTCCACTGGGCATCCAGTTTGCCCATAAGGTGGTTCATCATCCAGCGACCCAAGAAGTAAATGCCGCCCATCAAGATGATTGCCATAAATACCGGAAAGCCCAACGTCTCTATGCTCTTGAGTATGTCGTGACTTTCCAAAGTTCATCCCCATTAAAGCACGTAGTAATTACCTAAAACTTCTACGCCTCGTGCTTCGTCCCATTGATCTTGCCGCAAATGATCTTGTCTTACCAGACGATCCCCCGCCCTCTACATACTTGACCGTCAGCTTTGGCCTATCTGCTGTTGTTGAGTTGTCCCCTGTTTTGATGTTAAATGAATCAGGCGACCCCCCACTTTCCGTGCTGTCCTTTAAAACAATGTTCAACACCTTGCTTCGATTCTCAATTGCGTCTCGAACAAGAGGGGTGATGTCAATATCATGAGATCCAATGGACGTGGGAAATATCCCACAGGTTGTAGTCACAGTTGAATCTATGCTGCCGCCAGCAGCCGACCAGTTGTTAGACCCATCCTTTGCTGCGTTCGTTGGGTAACTACCACTTTCTGTCCAATCGGTTTCTGAACTTCTTATAACTTGGAGCGTTGATGAGGTTCCTGAAGCAGCCGACGCTATGTTAAGTGTCAGAACACCCGAAGTAACTATTGCGTTGTCTGGGATTTCATCTAGCCCCATTTGGAGGAGGTATCGGTAGACAGTTGTGCCACCCATTGCCGACGCAAACCCAATGGATCCCGTTGTTGCAGTTCCAGATCGATTACCAACACTGTACAGGTGTCCATCTTTAAATGTCCCATCGCCGGATACGCCGTCTTGGAATGTAGCAGTCTGAGCCATTAGTCGTCCTCTACCCCGTCAATTCCGTATTGGCATCGAACTGTTCTGCATGAGTGGCTTCCTACCGGATAGTCTCGGCAGAACTTAGGTCGATACTCGTATCTGCTGCAATTCATTTCGCAGTCTAGCCACACGCAGGGCATGTTACGGCCACGGTCTGTCATGTTGTAATGTGCAAGTTCTACTTGAATACTCTCAGGCAAGAAATCAATTTCTTCGCCTTTGAACGGGGGCAGTCCTGCGTCCATGCAGCACGCCCCACAATTGTCACAATTATCAATGACAGGTAGTTCCATTTACTTCTTTTTTACCCACGGCAGCTTCTTGCAAAGCCAAGACGGGAATCCTGTTTCCTGAAGCAGACATCCTGTTACGACTGCTGAAAGCAAAGCAAGAGCAGCGTATGTGAAGTTGACTTCCATAATCATTTCTCCGTTAATCGAGTAACAATACCTGCGGCATCTTCATCTGAGATGCGTGTAGGGGTATCGGGCGAAACAAGTTTTGCTGCCTCACAAGCCGCCCGCTTACGAATGAGGCGGCGATCCCAAAGCCTTCCGAGGAAGAAGGCGAGTGCCGCTGCACCGCCTAGTCCAATCAAAACAGCAAATGGGATAATCAGGTGATCCATTACTCTGAGCAAAATGATGGGTGATATAGCCAATACCACACCAACTGCCAGCAGAATAAAGAATTGTCTTTTCGAGAGGATGAAGAAGGCCGGTATTGCTGCAAGTAGGAAAAGTCCTGAAACAACCGTAATAGGCCAAAGCGATCCAGATGAGTGGGCGATAGATACAAGCCCATCTCCTGCTGACTGCGAGCCATCGCCTCCGAGTCCGAGAGGGGAGGATATGGGGGACATTAGGCGCGAATGCTGCGAGCAGCCAGCAAGGAGAAGGAATGAAGCTAAAGCAGTGCTTAAGAATCTCATCAAGGACGTATCCCCGCGTCAAGAGTTTCTTCAACACGCTCAAGCCTGTCACTGAGCGAAACCTGATGCACTACTAATTCGGTCAACATACGGTCGTGCCTGAGCCAACCAAATACCACCAATACTGCAACAGGAACAATGATACCTAACAGCGTTACCCAATCCTTAGTGGACAAGGTAACAGTATCAGCGCATGCTTTTCCACGCGAACGTGTCATAAAACAGTTCGCCCACCATACAACTAATACGCATAAGTAAAGAAAAGTTTCCCTGCTTGTCCGGTTACGTCCCGCTTAGACAAAAACACACGCCCCCCGGAGGCTTGGGAGGCGTGCGCTGAAAGGGGTTCTTGCCCGCCGATGATCGGCAGCAAGCAAGAGCAAAAATTTTTGACGCTGGGGGGGGAGAAGAAACAATCCGTCCGACCGGGGGGAGAAACCCCCCCAACGCCAGACAGAGATGCTAACACATTTCCTTCCCTCGCGCAGAACTTCAACCAATCCTGATGCCCAAAATCAAGAAAAAAATTCTGCGCAAGCCAAAAATTGAACCCCCTTTCCTCCCCTCTCTTCTCCTCTCTTCTCTTCCTGCAAGACGCCTTCCCTCAGCGTCCTACACCACCTGCCCCCTAGCGTACGACCCAACTCCAAAATGTCAATACCAAATCTCATTTATCGCTCCCATAGGCTCCCTTTCACGCCGGGGACTTAAACTCACAACACCCCCCACCCCCTACCTCTCCAAACCAATCCGACCCTCCGGCCTACTTATCCGAACCCCCGTGTGACGACCGCCACGACCTATCTCCACCAACTCACTCTCCGCCAAACTCTGCAAGTGACGGTACACACTGCTACGAGGAATACCAGTGCTCTTACTCAACTCACTCACCGTCGGCGCAACACCATCGTTCTCCTGTGTCAAATACGTTATGGCACGCAAGATCGCTATTCGACGCATCGTCCTCTGACCCACATCCTTTGAGTCCCAGTAAGGACCGCGTGTACGTTTCGACTCAGCTTTGTATCTGTAGTTCTTGTTCATGGTGTGCTCGGTAATGTGTTGATGTGTAAGATTTTAAAGGTCGTTTTGCCCTACCCGCCGGCAGGTACTGGGGGATCCGTACCTCGGGGGGACCCCACCCCCCTCGCCTTGCCGGGCGGCTTGACCCACTCGGTGCGGGGTCCGGCCTCTGGCCCGGCGGCTCCCATGCTGACGACCTCCGCCGCCCACCGCCATCGGTTGCCACGCTTCACCCAGCCGACGAGCAGCGCCTTGCCACCTGCCAGCAGCCACGGCACGAGGTCCGGCGTGCCGAGCATCTTCCTCCGCCGGGCAGCCATGCCAGACGCCGACGTGACCTGCACGCCGACGATGCCGGGCACGGGTCCGAACAGGTCGAGCATGGATTGCACGTTCGACGGGAGTGCTGGCTTGCTCTCAGAGGCAGCAGGATCGCCTGTGCCAGCGTTTGGGGTACTCGGGTAGGCCGGGGTAGCTCCAACACCCTGAACGCTCTCACGCGGAGGATGCGGGGCTGCTGCGTCGGGGACTGGTCCGGTGATCGTCCGGCATTGCTCCGGCGGTCCTCCGGCCTCCATCCAGCTTGCAACGTCGCCGGGATGCACGGCCAGCAGGTCGGCCCAGCCGAACAGATCCTGCCTGATTCTGGCGTGGGGGTTCCATCGCTCGACGACCTGAACCGTCCAGCCTTCCCGCCTCATCGCCGCCAGCGTCCGTGCCGTTGGTGTTGCTGCCATGCCGCGATTCATACCCGAACAGAATCCAGAAATCAAATCGCCTGATAATGTTATCTCCTGTCCTCTAATCTCCTGTCCTCTCCTCTCCTCTGGGCGGACTTTCTCCGGACTGGCAGCCGTACTTGCTCCGGACATCCTCCGGATAAAGCCCGGAAAGGGCACTGGTTACAATGAGGGCTGATATTTAAGTGAAGAAAAAATGAGATTGACCCGATATGCTGTTTGACGTATGAGTACAAATCGGCTAGATTAGATTATCGCTGGTATTTGACCGGCCCAACTCCATGAAAGGGAGCAATACGATGTCAAACTTCATACTATCCAAAGTACAAATCGACGAATGCGTGGCCTGCTTGTCACACCCACAGTACGCTGAGGGCATCAGCCCATCAGACGCCATCTGGGACATATTGGAAGACGTGCTCGACATCAAGGAACGCATTGAACTGAGCCAGCAACCTGACGTGGATATCCGTTCAGCGTTGGGCCGACTGCTCTGGGGCATGAATCTGGAAGCGTGCCGGGTCAGGTATCCTCAAGACAAGAACGGGAAGCGTCCCGGTCCTATCGATTTCATGGATGAGGATGTGGAACGCTACACATACGCGGAGCCGCAAGAGTCGAGGCTGCACGTTCAACTCAAAGTTGTAGACACGCTGCTATACAACTCTGCCGAGGCTGCTACCGTGCTGAATAAGGCGATCTGGAGTCGCACCCAACAAGCACAGTGCCGCGTTGCCATGAATATCATTCGGGCACTGGTTGAGCATGAGGAGTCACCAGATACGCCGCCATTTGGCCGCTGCTACTCCCGTTGGCTTCCCGCGAGCCTGACCAACGGGTGCGTTGGAACCTGAACGGCAACCCCCCCCGCCTCCCGCCGCTTGACAGCGACGGGTAGGCTTTCAAACTCAACTCCATGAAAGGGAGCAATACCATGAAGATCACGAAGAGTGACCACTACGAGGAGATATTCAAGCGTCTTGAAGACGCGGTCAGGAATCCAGATCAGGCAGTGTCATGGATCAGGCCGTGGGCAGAAGGGAGCATATCCAGATGTGCTGCTCGAAGCGTTGGAACTGGCAAGGCATATCGAGGCATCAATGCAATGTGGTTCGCAATGCAGGGATACACCAGTCCATGGTGGCTGACCTTCAAGCAGGCCAAGGCACTTGGTGGCAGCGTCCGCAAGGGCGAGAAGTCCACCGTAGGATGCTTCTACCGGGTAGTCGAGAAGAAGGACAAGACCACCGGCGAGTCTGATTCGTTCCCGATATTTCGGATCTTCCGAACGTTCAATCTGGAGCAATGCGATCTCCCACAGGAAGCCATCGACAAGCTGGCCGAGCGTCTCGATGTGATCGCACCCAAGCGTGAAAGGTCCACTATCGACCCCGCATGCGATGCCGAGAAGGCAGTGATTGCTTACCTTGACCGTGAGGGTATTCAGGTCACCCACGGAGGGAGCAAAGCGTACTATTCACCATTGCAGGATCGCATCGGAATGCCCGAGAAGGCAGACTTCGATAGCGGACAGGCATACGCTTCGACATTCGCTCATGAGGCAGCGCACTCGACGGGTCATGACTCACGTCTGAAACGTGGGCTGGGCAAGGCCGATGCCGCATTCGGCTCCGATACATATGGACGTGAGGAGTTGGTCGCAGAACTCTCTTCCTGCATGGTTCTCGGTGCATCAGGTGTCGAGTTCAACCAAGACCAAGCAGTCGCCTACCTCCGGTCATGGCTGCGATCTTGCGTCAATGCCAAGGGAGACCGTGACCCGTCCGCACTGGGCTGGGCATCAACACGAGCATACGCTGCTGTGGATATGATCCTCGGCAACTCACCAGATGAGGGCGATACGCCCTACCAAGGATGACCCCCCGCCACCCGCCACTTGATTGTGACGGGTAGGCTTTCAACTTTAACTCCATGAAAGGGAGCAACACCATGGCAAACGTATTCACAACCGACATCCTGAGCATGGCGATCACCAACCGATTCGCCTACGCCCACTTCACTGAAGACAAGACAGGCGTCCCATGCCCAGTGACTAGCGTCCGGTGGATTCGCGATGGCCTCACATTCGGCATCGACTTCAAATGGGAGGAGCGAGATCAGCCTTACCCAGACTACATGATCCGCATTCTGATTGAGTTCAGGCCCAACGGCGAGTTCCGCATCCTCAAGGCGGAGGGCCACGGCGACCTGAGCGACTGGTGTGACGGCTGGAGGGGCAAGGATACCCTGTTCACCGACGAACTGGCCTCCATGTGCATCTACGACTTCAACGAGGCGTATTCTGATCAGGTACTCAACGCTTGACCCCCGACTCCCTTTCACCTGCTCCGTCACCGTGACGGGGCGGGCTGAAACGGACTCTGTCCCTAACCACTGGAGAACAAGATGACTGAACAAGAAATCAAGGATCTAAAACTGATCATTGAACTACTGGAATACATGATGATGGCACAGGTTATCAAGATGCAGCCGGAAACCCACGAGGCATACATGCGACTGGCTAAGTCTGTACATCATTGGGCGGGACTTTCAAACGCCAAGGCGACAGGAGGTGCTGAATAATCTCAAATAAGGTAGGTTTCATGGAGGTATGAGCCGAAAACAGCATCGGCAAACCGCACTGGTGGCCTCTTAACGGAGGTCACCGTGATTCAAGGCAACACCGGCAACGCCGGAGAATGGAGTGAGTGATGATTGCAACGATATTGATTTTGTCTGCGGCAGCTTGCTGTGTGTTCTGGTGCGTGTGGCACTGGGAGGAGTGGGCCGAGGAATGCGACGGAGAAGCCAAGCGGCAGTCGCAAGGATTGAAATAGCCGGGATGTTCCCGGCGCTGGGTGTCCCCGTCATTCGCTGGCCGCTTCTGGCGGGGGCTACCCACCAACACGGAGAGGGATATGCTGAACATACAACTAACAACCTACGAGGTAGACATCCTGCTGGACGCGCTCATGTACGGGAAGATGGCGGAGGAGCAGGTGCTCGCACTGGACACGGACCCAGTGGACAAACAGGAGGCGCGTCAGAGGCTGATGCGAATCGACACGATGAGCATGCGATTGGAAGCGGAACAAAATAAACTCAAGTAATAGGCACGGGATAGCCGATTAGACAGGTGAATACAAATCTGGTACAATCAGCACACAACAACACACTACCCGAGAAAGGGGTACTGCACATGGATAAAATGGATATGCACGAGTTAGCGAATCAAGTTTCCGGACTTCCGTCCGTCAACCCCAAGGCAAAGACGATCGACGGGGTACACATAATCCTCGCCGCTCCGAACAGCACGAACGGAAACCCAAGACGGGTATCACTCCTCCTTGATTCCGAGTCTGTGCTGAAAGCTATTGACAATGGACATCTAGGTGACCGCCATGAAGGGTGGCCGCGTGCAGTCGTGACCGTGGACGTTGGCGCACGCGAGTACAACTACTGGGTCAAAGCAGGAGGTGAAGCGTGAAAGTTGAATGGCTGCCTGATCCCGGCGATGCCCGGCACAGATGTGGACCAACAATCACCAACCGACTTAAGGGGTGTGGCGGTGTGATGTGTGTAGTCGGTGATAGGAGTGATTCACGTCCTGCTGGGTCAAGTGGTGCGACAGGGGTAAGCGTATTACTTCAATGCAACAAGTGTGGACGATGGGACCATGAAAGGTTCCCGGCAATCAAGGAGGTGAAGCGTGAACGAAAGCAATGAACAGATTATTACCTTGACTCAAACGCTTACCGCCGATGTCCCGATGCTGGGCATGACAATGAAGACCATATGGCATTGCGTTGAGTACCACGACGACGGCCCTGTCTGGTTCATGGTGCGAGAGTTGGAGGACTGGCGATGGTGCAGTGTGGCCTATGCCACGCCGCTGGAAATGACTGGCGCTGGAGGCGAGGAAGAGATTGTGTACCACGTTCACAGGCAGATGGAGGGTTCCGTTGAACTGTGGCCCGAGGACGATAGCAATGTTGTAACGCTGCACCGATTACTGGATGGCTCGATGCCGATCTTTGAGGCAGGGCCAGACCTTGACGGAGTTGGTGCGATTCAAAATGACAAGTCCATCAGGTGGAGGAACTCACTCCGCCTGCTACATGAAAGGGCGATCTGATGGCTACCGAATATCGCATGACTGGCGAGGTGCTCGACATGGATGATGAGAAGTACAGGAGCAATGACGCTCTCAACTTCAGCCTTGCCAAGCACGCACTCAAGAGTCCACTGGCATACGCTGCCGCCAAAGTTGATGACTCCAAGCCGACCAGCGCCATGGAACTGGGCACGCTGGCACACTCGGCATTGCTGGAGCCACACAAGTTTGCGTACAAGACAATGTGCGCACCAGAGGGCGCACGACGTGGATCTAAGGCATGGAACGATGCTCAGGTTACTGCATCGGCTAAGGGAAAGAAGCTGGTCAAGCAGTCCGAGTACGACAGGGCGAAGCGTATCGCTGACTCGGTGCTATCCAACCCCGACGCTATGACTAGGCTGGTGACAAAGGACGCAGCGCCTTGGCTGACGTATGAGGAACGTCAAGAGGTGGAGTATGGCAACACCCTTGAAGCGGCAGACAGCAGGCTTGAGGCAAGTTATTTCTGGACCGACCAGCGTACAGGTCTTTATTTGAAGGCCCGTGTAGATTGCGTTTCATATTTCGATGACTTCCTATGCGTCGTTGATTTTAAGACGACAGAGGACGCCAGCCCGAGAGTGATGGGCCACCGCTTGGTTGCCGAGCCGTACCACTATCTCATCCAGTTGGCGTGGTACTGCCGGGCAATCAGGTCCGTGTACGATCAGGACTTGGTGAACGCTTGCATCATTGCGGCAGAGAAAGGGAACGGCTACACGACTGGGGTGTACGACCTCACGATTGAAGACTTGGAAATCGCTGACAAGAAGATTGACGAACTGCTCGACACGATTGTGAAGATCGAGGCCGGGGAGATGGACGAGCAGATGCACTACAAAACGATAGACCTATACCCACCCGACTGGTGGTACAAAGAAAACGAAGGGACGATGTGATGGCAGACAAGACCAAGAAGAAACTTGACAACATGAGGCTGTGGAATGCCGTGTGTGAAACGGACCCCAAGCACACGAAGAAGGTAAACCAGCGTGGCGGGTTTACGACTATTGATGCCATGTACCAGATTAAATGTATGACCCGCCAGTTTGGTGTGGTCGGGGTGGATTGGGGATTTGATTTCGTGTTGTCCTACCCGCCGCACAACTGTGTTGTTGCAACAGTTAAACTTTGGCAAGGCAACAGAGAACAGTATGTGAAACAGTGTGGGAAGGCCCGCCTTGGGTCAGAAGATCGCCCAAACGAAGAGGCTGAAAAAGCCGCGATAACAGACGGGCTGACAAAGTGCGCAAGTTATTATGGATTTAACGCCGACGTATTCCTTGGCCGCTTCGATGACAACAAGTACGTGGCCGAGATGCGGGAGAAGTTTGGCGAGTTTGAGGATGCTTCCAATGCACAGCAGCGCAAGCCGAAGCACAAGGAGGTTGCCGACGCTATCAAGAAGAAGGCTCAGGAACCGAGCACGGAATCTGTAGTGCCAAAGACTCCAGTCACCGATGAAACCTTCACCGAGTTGACGAAGTTCATCCGTGGCAAGGCCGACGAAGTGAAGAAGCAGGGGACCACCGTAAGGAACAGGGTGATACTTCATCTCAAGCAGTCGCTACACAAGGACATTAAGTTCTCACTGCCCGATGGAGTCCCACTTGAAGAGGTACAGATAAGTGACATTCGCCCACAGTTGGACGAAGACAAAGTGAAACAGTGGATTCTTTCAGAAGACATCCCATTTTAAGGAGCCGCACATGATTCCCGAAGGATCATATTCAGCACAGATTATCAACGCCGAGGCTACAACCTCCCGAGCAGGCAACGAGATGATCAAGGTCAAGATGAACATTGACCACGAGGGAGAGAGCACGCACGTTTATGATTATGTGGTGTTCAACTTGGAATGGAAAGTTGAATACGTTCTCATGTCTTTGGGCATGAAACCTGACGACGACCTGACCCCAGAGGCAATGATGGGCAAGTGGGTACAGGTTCGTATTGTTCACGAAGACCACCCCGAGTACCCAACCAAGCCCAAGGTTGACAGGTGGACTGGACCCGGCGAAACACAATCGTCGGATGCAACAGACGATGAAGGAGAAGAAGTTGATATCGCCATTTGAACGGATGATGACTGTCGGTGAGATTGCTATCTACTTGAACGTAGAGGAGCGAACCGTTACACGTTGGGGCAGGGAGGGGACCGCAGGGTTCCCCCCACCCCTGAAACTGAACAACAAAACCATTCGTTGGCGAGAGATCGACATCGAGAAATGGATGAAAGGGATTCAAGATGAACAACGAAAATCACTCAACGACTACTCCAACGCTGTTCACGCAGCAAGAGAGGAGCGGGAGCAAGCACAAGAAACACCGCGTCCGTCTGGCTTCATTGATGAGCTATGCGGAAATACGCCCGACCCTGAGCAAGAGGAACCGTCAAGTCTTTGAGGCCGTCCTGTCGGGAGGACCAGCGACAGACCGCGAGGTCAAGTTGCGATTGGGGTTTGATGATATGAACATGGTCCGCCCAAGGATTACGTCATTGCTTGAAGATGGGTACTTGAATGAGATAGCGCAGGTCAGGTGCGAAAAAACCAACCGGCTTGTACGACTCGTAGGTTTGTCAAAGGAGGTGAAAGTTGATACGCATCCCTAACTTTGTGGACACGTACCTGACCAGCGAAATGCGGAGGGGGAAAGTTAAGCGCCCGCACTGGTTCAGGTGTCCAGTGGATGACTCGCCCGAGTTGCAGATGGTACTGCTTGATCACCCCAAGGGAGTGGTGTATGGCTTCAGTGTTCTGGGGATATGGGAGCAGATACAGAAGTGGGCAGTCAGACATTGGAAGAGGTCGGGTCAGTTCGTCCTGAAGGACGGTACGCCCATGTCAAACAAACAAATCTCTGTGGCTATCGGCATGGCGGGGCACGAGGATTTCCTCGAAGAGTCGATGGCAATACTGATGGCGATTGGCTGGCTTGAGGAAATGGAGAACGCTCCCATTATCCCCGTACCTGAACTGGTTGAGGATGATGGAAGTATTGACGCAGTGATTCATGAAGTTAGGGTTGAGCAGGAGGCATCAGGTGAATACTCCAGCACCCTTCAGTACGTGCACAGGGGGGCGGCACGGGCGGCATATGAAAAACTTAAGTCTATGCCAGACTGTCCGTTTGCAATAGAAAAACCCAAGAAGATACAAGACGCATTCTGCGATGCACTTGTAGAAGGCAGGGACATCGAACGCATTATCAAAGCAATGAGCCTGTACTATCAGTCGGAGCAGGGGGTGGGCAACTACAGGTCTAGGCCGCACACATTTATCCGTGACCGTAAGGACGAAGAGGACTGGAACACATGGTTCAATGAGGTTGAAACACAGAAGATCAGGGCGAAGATTATCAAGAAGGCTGCCGAGGAATCAGGCAACGAGGACCAGTACGCAAACATGATGGCACGCAATAGGGGAGTGCCGATTACCGTGCTGATGGAACGGATGGAAGAGTGGGAACAAGAGCGCAAGAAGGCAGAACAAAAATGATCATACTTCCAATGATGCTAACGTGGCCGAGGCTTTATTATGTTGTTGAACCAGTATGGGTTTATCTGGCATGAACCTGACAGAAACAACAGCCCGCTTCAAGAGCAGCCTGCCCATCCAAGTTGAGTTTGTAGACAGAACCATGTGCGAGTATGTCTGCTCACTAGATGAAGCCATTGCACTCTACCACGAGTACACGCACGTTGATTTTAAAGTGTTTGAGAACGATCAGTATCGGGTGATGGTGTTTCCCATAGATGACATGGGAATGATACGACTTTCAATCGAAAGCAAAGACGGCTCGACCAAGCATGATTGGCGAGAGTTGCAGGATATTAAGAACACAATCGTCGGTGTTGATTACGAAGCAGTCGAGCTGTACCCGTCAGAGTATCGCAAGCGGGACATTGGAAATGTCTACCACTTGTTTGTGTTGGGGATAGAAGGGCGGAGGTTTCCCTTTGGCGCTCAAGGCAGGAGGGTTAGCAACACACCGCCAAGCGGGTACACGCAGAGGCCACTGCCAGACTACGACCCCGAGTCAGAAACACTAAGACTTTCTTCTTCTTCTTCTGGCCGGGACGAAGGCGAAGGCGAACAAGGCAAGCGTACTGGGGGCGGGGAAGATTAGCTCATCAACCCCGTTGCGTATTCCGTTCGTGGTTTCAAGCCAACCAACAATAGCGTCAAGTGTTTCTTTGCCCAAGACAGCGCCGACACCAATGGCAACAAGTGTAAGTATGAACACCCTCTTGTCTAGCTTTTGAATCTTCTTGTCCTTGGACTGATTCCGCTTCCGACATTCTGACAGATCACGACGGAGTTGCTGTAGCTCTTGGTTCCGGCAGATGGGGCAGGGGTTTGTGTTTTCTTTGTTCATCTCTTGCTCCCTGTGCGGACCCTACTCAATCTTTGACAAGACAGAGATACGCTCCAGCCTTTCTATTCTTCCCACGATGGCAGACTTGACAATCGAAATCACGTAGTCGGCGACTCGAACATCAGGCTTCCACCCGCCAACAAGCGTTACATATTCGTCCGTCTCACGAACCATATGCCCGACGCTCAAGATCCTCTGTGGCTCAGGTATACCTTCAGGGATATCGACCTCTGCGTTTTCAAATGGCTCAGAAGAATCGAACCACTCAACTAATACAAGCGGAAACTCGTGTGACATTGCTGGCCCAATCGTCGTACATACGGAATACTTCTGTTCTACAATCCCAGCAGCGCCGGGCACGAGGAGACTTAATCAGCTGCGCCTTACCTACCACCGCACCGTGGCCCCAGAGGGATTTGTCTAGGTCTTTCATGTACTCAGGAGATAGGTCACGCAGGCAGCCGGGGTTCGCTCTCCACCAGTTCAACGCCCACGATGTCGTTGCCATTACCCTCTCGGGTGGGCCGGGTTGAGTTGGCCTATGCAGGTGACCGTGTACATACAGCCCCCACTCTCTAGCCATCGTTGTTGTTTCTTTCTTCACGCCCGACGCCGAGCACGAATGGCCGTGACAAAATGTAACCTGCCCCAACCTGAACACGCCTCGATGTCGGCAGTTAAGGTAGCGGCACGGCTCCTCCCAGTGCTGCATCTCAGGCTGGTGAATACGCCAAGCCAGAGCAGCCCTGATACTTGGTTCAATGCGTGGGCTGTGCAGCCGCCACTCATGATTGCCCGGTAAGAATACCCGCCGTGAGTTGGGCGATGCTTTCCTAATCTGTTTCAAGATGTCGTTGTGTGAGTTGTACTCTGCCAACGCATCAACTTCTCCAGCATCCTCGAACCTGCTGGCCCACGACATCTCCATCCCGTCGCCAAGGTGGACAACACAATCAGGCTGCTCCTTGGCTAACAACTCTATTAGATTGTCCACTGCTTCCTCGTCATGCAACGGAGCATGAAGGCAAGAGAAAGCAAGGAAAGAAACATCTCTTCCCCGTTTGCACATTTTAATCGTCCTTAATTTGCCCCAGTGCTCTTTGCGCCAGTTGAGTCCTTTCACTGCGCAGTTTCAACCATATCTCTAAGAGGTTTTGATACGCCTCTTCATTGCCCTGTTCTTTAGAAACATCCATAGCCTTCTTAACTTTGGACATTTTTTGCGTGAACTTAGCCGTCCCCTTGTTAAACGCAACAGCAAGTGCAAAGTGTTTCCTTTGCTCAGGCGTCATATCCTTTACTCTTCCTTCTTCAATCATTTGCCTGTACAACTTCTCGATTGCACGGAGATGAGTAGCAGGCTCAGTTACTTTTAAGGGTCCGTACTTTACTATGTCGTTGACAATAGGTCGGAGTGGGTTGCCGACCCCTACTGAAACCAGATCGTTAGCAAACTTTATGCTTGCTTCAATAATGGTTTCAAACACTTGGTCTGCCTCATCGTCACTTAGCCCTTTCAGGGCTTCAACTAACTTCAACATTCTTGTCCCAAGAATGTCAAGCAAGGATGAAATGGGGCTGGCAAACAGTTCCACCGACCTCTTTTCTCCCAGTGCAAACCCTGCTGCCATGTCAAGAATTGGAGCAAAGAACGTTAGGCCAGACAACTCTCTCCAAACAGATTGGTAGAACCTAGTTTCAAGTTCGTCCATTCTTTCTCCACGTTTGACATCATCGTCATCGCCAAACATAGATGCAACAAGTTCGCCCGTTCCCCAAATGGTTCCAACACGCAATGCAGTAGCAGAAGCCATTGAAACTATAACACCCGAAAGCATTGCGGATGATTTACGTTTACTTCCCAAAGACCATTCACGTTTAGCCTGAGCAATTATGTTAGACAACTTGATTGGGTCGGACGAGAACATGATGAAGAATCTTGCCCAACTTTGTTTTGCTGATGCAGAGAATCCAGAAAGGTCAAGGTTCGAGGTAGAGTTTTGCGTGTCACGAATTGCGTTGGACGCAATCTCTGCCGCAATCTCTTCGATCCTCGCACTGTCTGCGCCCTTGTTTTCACTCTTGGCCTTGGACAAAGCAGCGCCGTATGCGAAGCCGCACACTATTGCATCGAACCCATCAAGAATCTTAATGGAGTCCATCGCTGTACCCCAAGATTTCATAGCACCATTAAAGCTGCCGTCCAATAAGTTTTTCGCCGTGTCGGCCATGCCGCCAACAAACCCTGCCGCATCCAGTGGAACCAACTGGCCCACCTTTTCTGGCCCGAATCTTTCGGCGCTTGACCTAGCCCATCGACGCCAAAAGAAACTAGACCTGTCTTTAAGTTTCTTTCTGATTCTGCCAGCGTTTGCTGTAAGCCATACACTTCCCGCCGCCATCTCTTTAGCGTTGAAGTATGTGCCAAACAATCTCGGTATGCCAGAAATCTGAACTGACCACGTTCGGGGGTTCATTGCCAGCAGTGAGGTGGCAGTGTTGGACGCAATATGACTTGCCAAC